ACCGTCAGCGGGCGACCGGGCGACCGTCAGCGGGCGACCGGGCGACCGTCAGCGGGCGACCGGGCGACCGTCAGCGGGCGACCGGGCGACCGTCAGCGGGCGACCGTGTTACCACCTTGCGTCAAACTGTGTCGCGTACTCTTCCCAAACGTCTCTGTACTCGTCCCGATTGTCGGCGCACCAACGTTCCCACTCATCGTCAACGGTTTGCGCGTCAACAGTTTGCGCGTTGGCTATCGCCGCATAGTCGGGCGTAACGGTGCCATAGTCAGAAAAGAATGGGGCTAGCCACTCTAGCTTGCCATCGGGCGTGAATTTGACGGTATCGCCCCACTCCAGAATTGATACTTCAGACAACGCGCCGGCGCAGGCTTTTAAGTGGGCGATATCGCTGGAATAGTACCACGCCCCTTTGTGCAAGCCTAACGCGACCGCATTTCCGTAAGCTTGGAGGTAGAAGCTTTCTCCGTCAAACCACGACAACCCCCACCACCCGTCAACGAATTCAAACGCAAACTGGTAATCCCCTTTCTCCTCATCTAGCCGATAGATAAGGTACTGTGAATCGACGGCAAAGCGCTTCGGCGCAGACACTATGCCATTGTGTGAACCGATGAATCGACCGTACTGGAAAGGGTGCGCGTTGGCGTCAACGACACTACCGCGCGTAGCTTGCCGAGTGTGACCAGCAATAAACCATCGACCGGCCCTGTTGATGAATTGCCGGAATTCCTTCTTTGCGAGTAGGCCGATAGGATTGCCGGCGCGCTTGACGATAGCGCCCGACGAATCAAAGAAGCCTAACGAGTGCTTCCCGCGATTCTCGTTGGCGATTGCCAACGCGCGGATAATCGCTGGATTGACTTGGCCGTTAGCCGTGTTAATGCCTCCAAAGATACCGCACATTATGTCACCTCCAATAGATCGAATAACGAAGTGGGAAGGGGAAGGGGAAGGGGAAGGGGAAGGGGCGCTAAGTCTGTCCCCCACTTGGCCGCGCGTGCAAGGTAGAAATCGGCTAACTCATCGTCAGCCCAGATTTCTCGCAAGACTGCGAATTGCTCCGGTAGTGTGCCGACGAATCTATTGATGTCGCCCCCATTGGCAATCCAATCGACGAACCGGCAATGCGCCTTAATCCAATTGCACACCTTGTCTTCGTGAAGGGTGGAGGTGTGCAAGCGAACCTCAAGAGATAGGTGGATTGCGTAAGAGGCAACGTTGAACCAACGATACCGATCAAGATTGCCCGCCCACAGACGGAATTGATTCAACGTGTCGATACCCTGAATATCATCCGTGTTCCACTCTATCCGGTCACAATAGCGGTTTGTCCGGCGCGAATTAGGGACAAACGATTGCCAAAGCGCTTGTGTGCGCAGATAGGCAATGCACACCCGTTTCAGGGTGGTTACGTCAAGATTGCGCGCGTCCAAGTGGAGGTGATATCCGCATTTCTCATCCACTGAGAAATGCTTTGCCTGACGGAGAAAGCTACGCACCTCCTCTAACCCGGCGTTGGAAGACAGTACGGGGGAAATGAATTCCTTCCCGCTGATACTGCCGTCTTCTTTGCAACCAAAGCAGGTGTCTTCCCGCAAGCCTTGATAGTTAGGGCAATCACTCGTCTCCAATTCGACGCCGAATTTGCGAGTAGACCCCAATTCGTCGAATTCCGTTGACGGAAGAAAGTACCCCGTCTCCCAAACTCCTGACTCTTCCTGATAGCAAGACTCGCAGAAAGAATCCCCGTCGTTGTTGCAAAGTGCCTCCTCCCTACTGACTTCACAATTGCAAGACTTGCAGCGCGTGTAATGGTCGCTATAGCAATTCTCACAGTAGCTATTCCCGTCTTCGCTACTGTAGGAGTAGTCAACAGCAACCTCCTCCCCGCAAGACTCGCAAGAGATATAGCGCTCGTTGTAGCAAGACTCGCAAATGACCTTCCCCTGAGAGTTGGTGCGCGAATCGTCAGCGGGGATTGACTCGTTGCAAGCTTCGCAGCAAGCGAATAGCTCGTCATGGCAATCCCGACAATACGTACTGCCATCGGCCGACACAGACTCATCGGCCGATGTGACTTCCGCGCAATTGGCGCAGACACACCAATTGTCTTTGCAAGCAGGACAGTAGACCTTATCGCCGATTTGCTCGAATTCGTCGCAATCGACGGGAATTTCTGCGCCGCAATCGGCGCATATTGTTAGAACAGTCGCGCACATTGTTTGGACCCTCCCCTTCTAACCGTATACCCAAACGGTTAGCGTTAGCACACAAGCTAGAATCGTGATGTTGATGTAGGTGCCGAATTCGCTCATCCGACCACCCGCCCGTCAAGCGAATCGACAACGTAAGTACCGCGGATTCCGTCGGAAAAGAGAAGCGCGTCAATGGCAGTAGAGAATGCGGCCAATTGATAGCGCCCGCAATCGGTAGCGATAACCTTGAATCGTAGCATGATTGGACCCTCACTTGACAAGAGAAAGCGAACCTGATAAGCTTCTACTTAAGACTACACTGTAAAATACATGTAGTCAAATAAAAGCAAAGGGAATTCCGATGAAAATTGACAAAAGACGAGAACGAGAACGAGAACGAGAACGAGAACGTGACAAGGGAAAAGTGTACGTGCAAGTGCTCTATCTGCCGGAGCACAAGGCGAAGCTTGAACAAGTAGCACAAGCTAGGGGGTTGCCCCTAGCAACGTGGATAAGGCTGGAGACGATAAGACTGGCCGATGAGTGGCTTAACCGGGGCGTGTGATTCGCTCGGCGAAGTCAACGTCAGCCCAGAAAGAGTCTTGAAAATAATGCCCCCAATATGCGCTGCCGTCTTCGTCAACACACCATGTCACGTACTGCCCCTTCCAAACGGTCAAGACAATCCAACGGCCTAGACTGCAAGACCGCCGGAGAATCGGCGCTCCGTTGGGAAGACAATTAGCAAGAGTGATATCAAAGGCTTGTCCGATGTCTTTGGTTATCATAACCCGTATCTCCTGTTGAACCGTAGGGAACGCCAGTACGCATACCATTGTCTGCGCAAGTGGTTGTGTCGGCGCTTGCGCTTGCCATCGGGCATTGACTACCACCTCACTTGCTGGCCGTTGGCAACGTACACTCTGCCGACAAGGTATCGGCCGACATACAAGGTGTACGCACCATCGGGAAGAGTAGACAAGGTATTGACGAATTGAGTCAATTGCATGATGATTGCCCTAGTAAGTGGGAAGCGCCGCAAACTCTAAGACTGTGGCACCGTGTAGGTCAAGTGCCCGCACCTGCCGCAACGTCAACGCCAACGAATAGCGTGACCCAGTGTACAGCAAGTGCAAGTCAGTGAGTGACTCAATTAGATGATAAGTGGTGTGTCGCATTGCATTGCTCCTCTATTGGAAGCATGGCATGACTATCAAACGGTGTCCACTAATAGTGGTGTCATGCGCCGGAATTTGCAAAATATGCGTCGAAAATAACGGCTATACCGATAGTGCAAGCGCCGCAAATGGATAGCGAACAGGTGGGCGACCGGGCGACCGGGCGACCGTCAGCGGGCGACCGTCAGCGGGCGACCGTCAGCGGGCGACCGTCAGCGGGCGACCGTCAGCGGGCGACCGTCAGCGGGCGACCGTCAGCGGGTGCGATAATCATGCAAAATGCCCGATTAACGCATACGTTTGTTAGAAAGTGTTGCAAATTCATACACTTTTATTGATTCAACCGGCCCAACCGGCCCAACCGGCCCAACCGGCCCAACCGGCCCGACCGTCAGCCCGACCGTCAGCCCGACCGTCAGCCCGACCGTCAGCCCGACCGTCAGCCCGACCGGCGCGCCCACTGTCCCCAAATAATGGGGACAGTGGCGCGCCGACTATTGACGCAAGTGATTGTCAGATAAGCGCTTGTGCCGTCCAATGGAATAGCCTGCTACGCTATTCCAACCGTCTGAGGGTGGGGTGGGGTCAAATATCGCATGGATAACGGATATGCGGGTTATGCCGGCGACCGGGGCTCCTCTCTCGGGGGCGGGTCGGCGCGAATTGGGGACTGCCGCGTCAGTTGGTAGCCGGGTCCTCGGCGGACTAGATCACGGCAAGCCGCGGCAAATGTCAACCAGTCTGGGTGGTTCAGGCATAGTTCTTACGTCTACAGAGTGGAAGAGTAGTACAGCATGGTGGCAACAGAGCCGAAAGAGGTAGAATGAATAGTAAGTACATGACTAATATGACTCCTGTGGGTGTGATGACAGTCGCTCATCATAACTGAAGCCTATAACGTCCAGTGGGGGTTGACAGGTAGTGAATGTACTTGACCGGTAGCGTTGGCGTAGATAATTGCGCTCATTCACTACCTAATGAAGTCCTTATTTTCCAAGGACTTACAACTTCCAGGTAGTCAATCGACCCTTTTCAGGTACATTCCAGGACATATAGAAAAGCTTAATTGCGGAGCGTCCGCTATTAACTTTTTCCTATGGCGGGTAAATGTCAGGAAACACCCCTGTTCACTACCTGGTTGACGTAACCTGTTGTCCCGGCAGCACTTGACTTAGGTAGTGAATTGGCCATTCACTACCTGGCTCGCTACCTCGTCGTCAGAAGTCACTGGCGTGAAAGGACTTGCCGAGGTAGTGAATGGTTTCTGCTCTTTCTCAATCACCTGATCGAGCACCTCTTGTCAAATCCAATCGCTACGCACGGCATAATCCTCATCTTCTGATCCGGAGATTCCTGAACCTGCATCGGGTCGGCTCCGATCGCGTTTGACTTTCACCTGAAAACAGGTAGCCTTGAAGAAAAGGGTGGACACGGGGGAAAAGCGGATGGATGCGCTGGTCTACTGCAACGACAAGTTCTGGTCCTCGTCCCAGTGGAGAATCGGCTCCTGGGCAGGGGACCACGGCTACGAGATCGTCGGCAAGGTCCAGCGGGCGCGGAGCAACCGGATCGACTCCCTGAAGGAGGCTGTCACCCTGGCCCAGGATCGCGGCTGGAAGCTGATCGTTTATGGCTCTCGTCCCCTCTTCACCGCGGACATGCTCCGGCTCCTGGTCGGCGTGGACTTCGTGTGTCCTGAATTACCAGACGTGACGCCGAAGCAGTTACCACGGCTGATCCGGGCGATCGAGAAGGACCCCGGCTTGTGGAAGCAGTTCGGTCCCGGATGGAAGTACAGGGGCAACAACGTCAAGCGCCGGGAGCACCTGGTCAAGGCGCGAAAGGAGGCGGCAAGGGCTCGAAAAGCAGCGGCCGAGGCAGGCTATAAGACGCTTGTACCAATTATTCAAGAGAGGCGCAAGGCAGGATATTCCTATCAGAGGATCGCAGATTATTTGAATGAACGGGGCTATTTCACCTCCGAGGGCAGGCAATTTCTCGCAAAAACTGTCCACAGGATAGATCATGTTCAGCCAAGTAAAACTGACAAAAAACCTGACAAGCGATCTGGCCGGCTACGGGGAGGCAAGGGTGGTCGGCAAGAAGGTTGAGATCAGAGTGAGCGTGCCGTTGCACGCGGTCCCTGCCGTCCAGAACGCGATCACCGCCTTGCGGGAGGGGGCGCTTAAGCGGCGCTAGTGCCGCCGACCCGTCTGCCGCGGCCAATCCCCACCGGGCCGGGAGCGAAAGCTCCCGGCCTTTTTCTTTTCCCACTCTGGGCAGATTCTCTGCACCAAAATCGGTGAATTTTACTCTGTATAGGTGATGTTTAAGCCTGGCGACATTATCGCTTTCTCTGGCGCTTCGTTGGTCAGCGATGAAATTAACATCGCCACCCTTGGGCTGCCGCGGTGGAGTATCTCGCACGTCGGAATCATAGGGGAAGCCAGGGATGGGCGCATTCTGCTGTACGAAGCCACTACCTTGGACGGGCTGCCCTGCGAAATTACGGGCCAACGAATCAATGGAACGCAGGCTCACAGCCCTGATCGAGTATTGGCAGCGTATCGAGGACGGGCTTGGCAGTATTCCCTGTACCGGGAACTCTATCCCGCCGAGCGGGAACGACTCACCGAATTCTTGAATGACCACATCGGCGTCCCTTACGACGAAATTGGCGCGTTCCGGGCGGCTGGTGTCGGTTTTTCTTGGATAGAGTCACTAATTCACCGATTCAATCCGGGCACGCTCTTTTGTAGCGAGTACGCGGCTGCCGGCCTGTCGGACATTGGGATCATGCCGACGACGGCTCCGCAGAGGTGGAACCCAAATCATCTCGTCCGGTATCTTCGTCGCCGAGAGATTCTACAAGAACCCATGAGGCTGAAGTGAAAGAGATTCCGCTGACAAGAGGAAAGGTCGCTCTGGTTGATGATTGTGACTACGAATTCCTGATGCAGTGGAAGTGGGTATTTAATTCCAAGGGATACGCACAGAGGCATATTTTCTCTGCTGAAGCCTGTACACGACAAAAGACATGCCACATGCACCGCGTAATAGCGGAACGCATTGGGTTGGAAATTAGAGGTCATGCAATTGACCATCGCGATTGTGATGGCCTGAACAACACTAGAATCAATCTTCGTCTTGCTACGCGACAGCAGAATAGCGCTAATCGGAATCGTCTGAAAATAATCGTTCCGGATTCAAAGGCGTCTATTGGCATAAGACGAAGTGGCGAGCAAATATACGTGTTGATGGTCGGTTGATTTCTCTCGGCTATTTTCACGATTCGATCGAAGCCGCGAAGCGATACAACGAAGCCGCGATTCAGCACTTCGGCGAGTTTGCGAGACTCAATCCGGTCTGAAATGAAGTACCTCCTCGTCCTACTCCTGTGCCTCGCCGGTTGCACGCCGGCCAACGACGATTGGGACGACGAGTATGCGCCCGAACGTCCAACGGTCAACGTCCCGCCCAACATGCGGACCCGGAATTGGTTCGGCGAGCAGGGCCAGGGCAGTTGCGTCTTTGCCGGCGTGGTCCCGTTGCTCCGCTGGCAGGGCCGCTACATCACCGCGGATCGCATTGCCCAATACGGCGACGGCGCTGGTCCGGAGCGCCTCGATAGCATTTTCGACGAAGAGGGTGTCCGCTACGCTCAGACCGTCAGCGGCGACGAGAACTTCCTCACCTGGGCGTTGGAGACCAGGCGCGGGTGCGGGATCAGTTGGGACATTCCCGAGGGGCACCACTTCGTCGATCTGGTGTACCTCGACGGTGAGCAGGCGATGCTGCTGGACAGCAACGCGCCCGGCCGCTTCATCACGATCCCGCGGGACGAGTTGATTACGAATTGGAAAGAGAGCGGCGGCTGGGCGATCACGCCCGTTTACACGCCCGCCGCGCCATTGCCACAAGAAGTCTGAGAGGAAACCATGCGAAGCGTGCTGATTGCTCTTCTGTGTCTGGCCTGCTTGACGCCGATCGTCTCTGCCGAGCAGATTACGAACCTGCCGCAGGACCAGGACAAGTTCTTCACCAGCGTGGTCGGCGATGCCAACGACGGCACCTATCAGCGGCTCTTGACGTGGTTTGACACGAACCCCGATCTGAAGCAGTTGAAAGACTCGACCTTCTTCAACGCCGTCACGACCGACGATCCCATCTATAGCCGCTACGCGCCGAACACCAAGATGCTGCCGATGGTCCGGGTCCAGGACGCCCAGGGGAATGTTCTTGCGCAGATCGCCGGCGATGAAATTCCGACAACGGCCGAACGGCTCTACAACTGCATTGGCGTTCAGGTCCAATTGCGACTGCCCCATCTGAAGCACCGGCACAGACCTCAGCCTAAGCCCGAATCGCCTAAGCCGGTCCAACCGATCATCGTACACGTCGATGCGCCTCCTCAACCGTTGAGCGACAGCCGGGAGCCGAGCTTCCGGGTCAAGCGGGAGATCGCCGCCGGCCTTATCCTGATCTGCGCCGGGGCGCTGATCGCCGGGCTCGTCGCCAGCCGTAAGAAATCCGCCTAAGCTTTTCTGAGGAAGAGCGATTACCCTCACGAGAGGAAATCATGCAAAACGACTTGCTACTCTGGATCGTCGCCGGCGCGGTGTGCCTGCTGCTCGGCAAAGAGATCGGCAAATGGCTGCCCAGCCTGCCCAGCTTCAAGACCAGCGTGGCCGATCGCCGCAAGGCGGCGGCCGAGAAGCTGGCGGCCAGACTGAAGGCGGCGGGCCAGCAAATGGTCCAGGACGCGAAGGACTCGATCGCCCGCATCCAGGAAGTGGCCGAGATGGTCAAGGACGGCAACGCCGCGATCCTCAAGGACCTGGATGACGTGTACGCCAAGATCAAGGCGCAGGCCCCAAGCCAGCCGGCGGCTCCGGCATCAAGTCCGGTGGCTCCGGCTTCCGGCCCTGCACAGCAATAGCTCATCCGCCATGTGCGGAAGGAGCCCCGACGCCGTTTGCTGAACGGCGTCAGACGTATGGTGTGAAATGACGAATGGCCAACCTTCAAGCGGATTTCGCTCAGGCGCTTGCCAACGGTCTGGCGTCCAGAACGCTAACAAGTTGCTCCCGCTGGTCGGAGAAACGGCGGGTCATGGGGCATCCGTTCCCCGGACCGTACTCGTGGAAACATCACCCCTGGGCGCGAGAGTTGCACGACTCATGGGCTCCTTACACGTACTGCATGAAGGGCGCTCAGACGGGAGTCACGGAAGCGGCGATCAACCGGGCGCTGTACACGCTCGACAAGCTGAAGCGGGACGTGCTGTACGTCCTGCCAACGTCAACGGCAGCGAGTGACTTTTCCAAAGCGAGGTTCGGCGGGGCGCTGGAGCACAGCCCGTACCTCAAGTCAATCTTCACGGAGACCAACGCGGTCAACATCAAGCGTGCCGGGGCAAACACGCTTTACATCCGAGGGTCGCGCGGCAAGGCCAGCCTGATCTCGATTCCCGTTTCGGAACTGATCCTGGACGAACTCGACGCGATGGAGCAGCAGCAATTGTGGCTGGCCCTGGAGCGGCTCTCGGGACAGGTCCATAAGCACGTCTGGGGAATCAGCACGCCGACGATCCCTGACTACGGCATCCACAAGGTTTACACCGGATCGACACAGGAGCATTTCTTCTTCAAGTGCCCAAGCTGCGGCCGGCGGACAGAGTTGGTTTGGCCGGATTGCATCGTGATCTGCGGAGAGCACACGGCCGACCCGCGCTGTGCCGAGTCCTACCTGAAGTGCAAAGAGTGCGGGGCCACGTTGCACCAGCAGGACAAGCCGCGGTTCCTGGCCGAGGGCAAGTGGGAATCGACCGACGCGAACGGCAACAAAGAGATTCGCGGTTTTCAGATCAGTCAGCTTTACAGTTTCACCGTGTCGCCCGGAGAGTTGGTGGTCGCCCATTTTCGCGGCTTCGGGGACGAGTTCGCCGCCAAAGAATTTCACAACAGCAAGCTTGGCCTGCCCTACATTGGGGCGGGCGCGAAGGTCACGGACGGGATGCTGGATGAGGCCATCCGGCCCTACACGACGGAGGAGCGACGACCGCGCTACGCCAGCGAGAAGCTCATCACGATGGGCGGGGACCAGGGCAAGTGGAACCCCTGCGTGGTGTGCGAATGGCTGCCGACCGGCCGCGGGTCGAGCAAGGACCTGGCCGAGGCTTACGACTGCAAGGTGCTCTGGTACGGCAAGTTCGCGGACGGGGAAGTGTGGGAGAGGTTTGCGGAGTTGATGTGCGAGTGGCAGGTGCTCTACGCCGTCGTGGACGCTGATCCGGAACTGAACCTAGCGAGGGGCTTTTGCCGGCGGTTCGAGGGACACGCGGCGACCTGCCGTTACCGGGAGGGACGAGAGGGAAAAGAAGTCAGCAAAACGGCCGAGGACACCGGAGCCCCGATGCTAACCGTGGATCGGACGTACTGGCTGGATGCGGCCCTGGGGCGGTTCAAGACACGACGAATCATTCTGCCGCGGGATGTCAATGACGAGTTCCGCTCGAACATCAAGAGTCTGACCCGGACCTACGTCCGCGAGAAGACCAAGGACAAAGAACAGCCCGTCAAGGCCGTGTACGTGAACACTGGGGCCGACCACTACGCCCACTGTTTGGCTTACGCTGAGATCGCTTTGCAGTTCGCGCCGCTGAGTGTGACCCGTCCGATGGGACAAGTGCTATGAACGGATCAGCGCCATTCCAGATCACGAATGCCCGAATGCCGGGCTACATGAGCGCGATCAACAACTGGGTCGTGTGGAGGTATGCCTACGGCGGCGGTCCGCTCTACAAGGCGCGATTTCTCGAAAGATACAACCTCCGTGAGAGCGAAGAGGAATTCTTGTTTCGACGACGGATCACGCCGATCCCGAACTTTGTCAAGACGGTAGTCAACGAGATTCGCAACTCGATCTTCCAGCGGATGCGGGATGTTGTGCGAAAGGGCGGCAGCCCAGCGTATCAAGAGGCCGTCACCGGCTTGAATGGCGGCGTGGATCACCGTGGCTCGACTTTGAACAGCTACCTCGGTCTGAAGGTACTGACCGAGTTGCTGGTGATGGGCAAGGTCGGCGTCTTCGTGGACAACCAGGCGAATCTGGGACCGACCGTTGCTGATACGGTGAACGTGACGCCGTATCTCTACACCTACGCCCTCGAAGACATCCTGACTTACACCTGTAATCGTCCAAGCCAGCCGTCCGAGTTCCAAGCCGTGCTGCTTCGGGATATAGTTCAACAATATGATTTTCCGAGCGGCCTGCCGATCAACGAGGTCGTGCGCTACCGTCGCTTGTGGATCGACGGAAAGAGTGGCAAGGTCCGCTTGCAGTTCTACACGTCCAACGGCGTGACGATCGACCCGAACGGCGAGCCCAGCAACGAGCCGATCGAATTGGAGATGACTCGCATCCCCTTCGTGCTGCTGGACATCGGAGACAGCATCATCAAGGATGTCGTGGATCATCAATGTTCACTGCTGAACTTGGGAAGTGCCGATGTCGCCTATGCGATGAAATCAAACTTCCCCTTCCTCACGAAACAAGAGGACACGCGAGCCGCTGGCTCATATTTGAAGCAGGCAGACAACGAGCGGGCGACGGCAGCGGCCGGCGGTCAACCGGCCGGAGTTCGTAATCTAGGTGTCGCGCCCAACAGCGGGATGATCTATCCTATGGACGCCAACCAGCCGGCGTTCATCAATCCATCGGCGGAGCCTCTCCGGGTGTCGATGGAACTTCAGCAAAACCTCAAGGACGACATCCGCACGCTGGTCAACCTGGCGGTACAGACGTTGGCGAGCCGGGCATCGGCGGAGTCGAAGGCGCTGGACAACCAAGGGCTCGAAGCGGGACTGTCGTACATCGGGCTGGTCCTGGAGAACGGCGAGCGGCTATTGTCCGAATACTGGGCCGCCTATGAGTCCATCGAGCCGGCAGGGCGGCAGGTCGCTACAATCAAGTACCCAGACAGGTACTCCTTAAAGACGGACGATGATCGAATCACCGAGGCGACGAAACTCTCGAAACTGTTGACGACCGTTCCGGGTCAGACGGTCAAACGCGAGATTGCTAAGTCGATCGTGCAGTCTTTGCTCGGTGGAAAAGTTTCCGCCCCGGTCATCAGTCAGATCAACGATGAGATCGATGCCGCCGAATGCACCACGAGTGATCCCAACACGATCCTCGCAGGCGTCGAGAAGGGCTTGATTGATCCTGAGACGGGTTCGGTCGCCCTGGGTTGCAATCCAGGAACGGCAGCGAAGGCACAGAAGGCACACATCAAGCGAATGAAGGCGATCGCAGCCGCACAAGGAATCATCGGCTCTGACGCAGTGCCGGCCGGAGAGGATGTTTCAGGTGGCGACCAGAGCAACGGACCAGTTGCGCAGGGCCAACCTCCGACGGGCGATCCAGCCGCCCGTGGCGTTCCTGACTTGAGTGGCGATTTAGACGCTGGCGCTTTGGAAAAGGCAGATTCCAGGAATGCTGGACTAGGGCATCGAGCCGACACTACACCTCGGGTGCGGGGCAAGGGAAAGAAACTGAACAAGAAGAAAGCCGATTCAGTGGATGCTCCGGATTCGCCGGTCAAGGGCAATTTCTTCCAGGCTCGACAAAAGGACTGGCCCCAGCGGAAACCGTTCGCATGAAATGTATTCCGCTGACACAAGGCAAGGAAGCGATCGTTGATGACTGCGATTATGACTTCCTCACGCAGTGGAAGTGGTGCGAAATGCTGGTGGCTATGCTGTAATCACAGTTAAGCCAAACGGATATATGCACAGGGCTGTAGCTCGTCGATCCGGACTATTGGTGGCCCAGCACTGCATCGATCATCTCGACCGAGACAAGCTTAATAACACGCGAATGAACCTTCGAGCTTGCACTGGTCATCAGAACCAAGGTAATCGCGGATTAAGCCGAAATAACACTTCTGGCTTCAAGGGTGTGAGTTGGGACCGGAGATCAGAGATGTGGTTTGCTCAAATCATGGTTAGCCGAAAGAACCATCATCTCGGCTTCTTTTCCAACAAGGCAGATGCGGCAAAGCGATACAACGAGGCAGCGATTGAATACTTCGGCGAGTTCGCTCGTCTGAATCCTGTCTGATAGAAGGAGAATAGCCACGGACCTATATAAATCATCTTTGAGCCGTTTCAACGTCGGGCAGGGCAGGGCCGACGCTGTACCCCAGCCGGTCGTCGCCGAGGAGTACGCCGGTGAGTTGTATCGCGGCGTGAAAATCCGCGCCTCTACGGCCAACAATGTGAGCATCTACGTCGGTAGCTCCGGCGTCAGTGCGAGCGACGGCTTCGAGTTGCCCGCGGGCCAAGAGGTCGAGGTCGAGATCGACAATGCCTCGAATGTCTACGTGGTCTCCAGCCCGGCCGGCAATTCGCAGCAGAGCGTGACACTCAGCGGGGTGGCAATCGGTGACACGTTCACCCTGAGCTTCAACGGCCAGACGACGGCTCCCATTGCCGAGAATGCGCTGGCCAGCGCCGTGCAAGCGGCACTGGTGGCTGCGGCCGGGGCCAACTTTACCGTGACTGGCAGCGCGGGCGGCCCGTACACGGTGGCCTTCAGCGGCGGCCTGGCCGGGCAGGACGTTCCCCTGCTGGTGGCAGTCGGCATCGGAGTCAACGAGCAGGAGACTCTGGTTCTGGCGAGTCCGGTCGCCGGCGACCAGATGGTTCTCACTCTGGGCACGGTCTCGGCGGCTCCGCTTCCCTACAACGCCAGTGTGGCCCAGGTCCAGGCGGCAATGGACAGCATTTGCGGGGCCGGCAACTCGTCAGTGGCCGCGGGCACATCCTCGGGCTGGGTCGTGACCTTCATTGGCGCGCTGGCCGCCAGCGCGGTGGCCGCCGTTTCGGCCGCCTACTATCAGAACGAGAAGCAGACGGTCAGCCTGGATTCCAGCGTCACCGGCGGCACCTTCACGCTGAGCTTCAGTGGGCAGACTACGACGGCAATCGCCTACAACGCCACGGCACCCCAGGTCCAAGCGGCGCTCGACGCCTTGAGCACCATCGGGGCCGGCGGGGTCTCGGTGAGCGTGGCCACGCCTTCAGGCTGGCTGGTCGAGTTCAGCGGCAGCGGCTTCGCCAATGCTCAGCAGGCACTCTTGACTGGCACTGGGACGAATCTGGTCGGCACGGTGAAGACCGTGGCGGTTGCCGAGACGGTCATCGGCCATAACAGCACGTCGGCTGCGACCATCTCGCAAGCACACCAGGCAGCGCCGGGTGTGGCTGTGGCTGTGGTCGCCAACGCCAGCGACGGCAGCAAGTATTCGTGGCTGAGCGCCTAGGTGTACTATGGCCTACGACAATTTCATCGACAACAACGGCGTTCTGCTGCCGGCACACAATGCGCTGTGGGCCGATGCCGCCCAATACGGCGGACTCGCCGGCAACTTTGTCATTGAGGGCGGTCAGTTGCTCGCGCCGGCCGGATTCGCTGCCGCGAGATACACCGGCAGCAGTCGAGACGAGAGCCAGATCACCCTTCCTAATCCTCTTCCCGCGGCGCTGTATGGGCCGGCTATCCGGATGGGGGCGTCGGGTATTGGTTACTACGTGCTCGCCGAGCCTGCTAAGAGTGGCGGTTTCATCAAGTTCTATTTGCTTAGTTGCTTGTCGGGTTCCGTGGATGCTCGGACTGAAGTCATCGCGGAGGGGGCCGCTCCGATTCTGGGTTTATCGATGGCCGGCAGCACAGTCAGTGTCTATTTCAACGGGACCCTCATCCTGTCGTACACCGATCCATCGCCGTTGCCGGCTGGTAATCCCGGCATCGTCGGCATCCCGGCGACCGGCTCAAGCGGCGGAATCATCGAGTGGAACGACGGAGTTCTCGGCGGATATTTTCCTTGGTTCCGTCGTCGGATTATGACGGCCGGAATGGCGACTTTGGGAGGTTGATATGGACCTGGTACAAGCGACCGCAACGCCGAATCTGATTCGGAACGTGTTCATCGCCGACTCTTCCGCCTCGACCGGGGCCGGCAAGACGGGGCTGACCTACGCCTCCTTCAAGGCGTACTACAAGCGGAACAAAGGCGCGTCCTCGGCGCAGATTACGCTCGTCGCGCTTACGGCTCCTGGCGTCTACCAGAGCGGAGCGATTGGCGAGATCGATTCGGTGAATCTCCCCGGCCTCTATGAGTTTCACATTCCGAACGCCGCCGTCAGCGGCGGTGGCGACGGCAGCAATGAGGTCTGCATCATGTTGACCGACGCCGGCAGCAACGGCGCGGCCGCCACCCAGATGGACATTCGTCTCGTGGCCTTCAACCCGGACGATGCGACGGCAATGGGACTGAGCGCCTTCGGCAACGTCACGGTCGGGGGCTACGCCAGTGGTCAGGCCCCACCGAGCACTTCGGCGATTGCCACCGCGATCGTGGGCGGCTCGACGCCGATTGCCGTGGATTCGAGCGGCTGTGTGACGGCCAACAACCTCTTGAAGATCGGCGGCCAGACGATCACGGCACACGGGGCGGTCACGGTCAACGCACAGGTCGGCACCAGTACGGCGATCGCCTTTGACACCAACGGCTATGTCAAGGCCGATATGTTCGCGGTCAGTACCCCCTCCGGCGTGGGCGTCAACGTGACTTCGATCGCTGGTACGGCAGTTGCGGTCGAGCTTCAGGGCAACTCTGGGGTCGTCTTTAAGCAGATTGTCGGCACGATTTACGACATCCCATTCTATAACGATGACGCGAATCACTGGCTGGCGGGTACGACCCAGGCGTGGACCCCTAATCTTAACCTCAGTATCCCTGTCACGTCGTAGGAACTCGGCGGACCTTTCAGCGAGTTAAGGAGCGAAGATCATGCCAATTTCGATGCAGACGACGCCGGCCGCGCCGAACGGTATCTACGTGCCGCAGATCGTCATTTCAACTGCCATTGCCAACGGCCAATTTGTTACTTCGGCGCAGATAGTTCTGGCCGGAGTGTCTGTGGACGCGAACGGCAACTACAGCCGCACGGGCCAGCAGGGCGGCTTGCGGATCAACGATGTTAACAATCTCGATTCCGACCTCGCCAGCCTGCAATCGCAGGTAACT